ATTTGTCTTGATTGCAAATATCTTTATCAAAGTTTAGTTTTAATTCCTGATTTTTACTATCTGTAATGAATTTTGTTGTTAAATTTATTATATCAAGGTGCTTCGGGGCTGTCAAGTCTTTAAAGCTATGTTCACAGATTTTGTTGCTAAGTTCCCCAAACTCTAGAAGAATTCGTTCAGGAACAAGCTCTGAAAGAATATATTTTGAAACATTTAGATTTACTTCTTCGGCACTTCTATAAAATGCTTTGATTCTATTATTAATTCTATTCCAATCTTCTTTGAGATTATCAGGACATAATTCTTCTAAAGTTTTGCCTTCTGACCAGTTTTCTAAATATTCAATCTTAGAATCGTCCCTATATCTAAAAATCTGCGGATATTTGTATGTTTTTGAGATGGATTCCGGAATTTCGTTTATATATAAACGATTATTGGCATAGATGACAAACTTTTGTGGTCTATCATCAAGGACTTGGAAGAACATATTTTTCTCTCTTGACGCGACTAGGAAACTTTGTTAGAGTGTTCCTGTGAGTTGGTTGATTTCTTTTATTTTCTTATTTTTACCGATTACAAGAGATTTGGCTTTTTCCATTTCTTTTGATTTTGAAACATCGGTAAGCTTCATACGCAAGTATGCCTCAAGCTGGGCTGTGTTGTCAAGAGTATCATTCTCGTCGGTAAGTGACGAATTCTGGTAGCGGCTAATATAAAATCTTTGTGAAGAACATCTTTCTTTTATCTCTAGATCCGGAAACTTTTGAATAAAGTCTTTGAAAGAAGTATTAATGAGGTTGATTAATGATTGAAAATCATATTCATAAACTGTGGGAGAAAAATGAGTCTCAAATAAAGACTCTATTGAGTTTATTCCTCTTTTCTTCATATATTGTTGCATTTGTTTGGAACCTATATTTGCAATAAGATTCCAAGGAGCGTTTCTATTGACATAAAAACCATAATTCCCAGCTATTCTTGTATAATCGTTGAAACTAGGATTATTTAGAAAAAGTTGGGATTTGATGAAGTCATCATCGTGAGGATGTGTTGCAACATCAAATGAAAGACCTGTTTGATAACAACTATTTTTGACCGTAAATACAGAAAGTCCTGAAATCGATGAAATATTCGAATAATCTTCGTAATATTTGAAAAACTCTGTTACGAAATCTTTTATCGTTATTATTTCATTTTGTTTATTGCCGGATTTGATATAATCAAAAAGAATGTTTTTGTAGTTATTTTGAATTCGTTGATGTTCGGTAAAAAAGTCAATATATCCCTTTTTTACAGTAAATGATGAAATAATTGTTGATATACATGTTTTTCCGGCATTTACCAATGATTTACAAGCATTTAGAAAATCTTGAGCAGCATCTTTTACGAAATCTAGAAGAAGTTGATCATTGATAAGAGACAATTTAGATGTTTTGACAAATACTGGAATACTGTTTGTGTTTACTTTTCCATATAATGGAATGTCATACCAAAGATTAATTGGCTCTTCAAATGTTTTACCTTTTGGATAAGCATTTTCTGAATATGATTTCCTAAAGTTGTAAAGGTCTTTTGTGTTTAATTTATTATTTGCTTTATATAACATTTATTGTATTACCTTACCACCAACACGAATTGGATTTAGAGAAGTCGATGAATGTATATCACTATATCCCTTTACAAAGTCTTCATTTGGAGCAGCCTGACTTTTTTCCATATCAGGATGAGAAATAGCGGTTATATTTTTTGAAATTTGATCTGGTGTATAAATCGTATCAATTGTGTGATTTTTGATTCCTTCATCTGGGACTTGAAACGTGGCTTCCGTCGTTGTTTCGAAGGTATCTTTACTTATTGTGTGTGAAACTTTACATGCAAAATAGGCTCCGCCGACGTAAAGATTTCTTCCTTTTGCGTTGTTATTTATACCAATCATATTTGTATCTAAATAAATTGTTTGTCCGATTGTTGAAAAAGTATTACCAATAGAACGTATTGTTATCTTATAAAATTTTGGTTGAATGACACCATCATTTTTACTTGTGTCATTTTCCAAATTTGTTTGTTTCGAACGTTCATAAATTGCCATTGACATCTTTTGGCTTGTATTATCAGAGAATTTAATTGATTTTACAATACCTCTGTCAGTTCCGGCAAAATAATAATGTGGAATCTTATTATTTATATTGGTCAAATAATCTAATGAAACATTATTGCAATCTTTGGTAGAACTATAAAAGAAAAGACACATTTTTTCAATAGGACCATCATTTAATGTTGTATAACCATTAGAAGTCTTAAATACTGAGTGCGAAAATATATCAAAGTTATTTGAGAGATAACCAGCTTTATTTTTGCCTGTTTGTTGCAAGGCTATTTGAAATAATTCCTTAATAATTTCTTCCACAAATTGACCGAAGGTATAAACATCGTTTGATTTACCAATTATCTTATTTACAAAGAAATTATTCAATGCTAATAATGAAACCGGCAATTTGGCCATAGATACTCGAACTTTTTGATTTAAAATTGGAGGAACAACAATTACTTCACCAAGTTTTATTTCGATTTCTTGTTTATATTTCTCTTTTAAGTCATCTTTTACATATTCAAAAAGCATTTGAATTAGATCACCAAGAAAAATGAATGAGATATATTTTTTTTGAAATAAATCACCAATAATTTCTTGTTTTTCTTTATATGGTGTTATTAACGTTCCAATTTCTTGTTCGTTGCCAAAAATATCTTTTACTTTATAATCTTGTTCTTGTTGAACGATAGTAGATTCTTTTACTATTTGTTCTTCGTTGTTTTGTTTTGGTTGTTCACCAACGGTAACGGAACTTCTATCAAAGCTATTTTCATCAATTGCTTTGATATATGCTCTAAGTTGTTCGCTGGTTAATGAAACAGTATAAATTTTGTTGCTATCTTTGAAAATAGTTTTTAAACTTTCTACTTTTTCGTTTAATTTTATATTTTTGATAGTATTTTGTTTGTCTTTGATAGAATTATCTATATCACTTTTTCTAATTTCTTCGGCTTCATATTCTAATTCTGCACTTGTTTTTGGAGCATATGCAGCCCAACCAACTTTTTTAAGTTTGGATAATTGTGAAGATATGGCATGTCTGGAGAGTCCAGCTTTTTTAACTAATTCGTCAATTTCTGGCCTTGATTTGGAAAGAGCTGGATTTTTCTCAAGTTCTAAAGAATTTATTGCTGATTGATAACTTTTAATGGTTTGTTGCGAGCGTTTACTGACTTTTAGAATATTTGCTGCACTTGGGTCATAAAGCATATTTTCAATTGCACCAATATACTCAATTTTTAGGAGAGTATAACCATCTTCTCTCAATTCAATTGAATATGAGCGTAATTGAAGAGATAATACCATTTTTGTGTACCGCAAATCAAGCCGATTAAAAATCTGTTCTTCACTATTCCAGCCAACCACTAATTTGATATTAAAAAATGTTCCATCGTTGTTTACTGGCTGCGAAAATAAGTCAGCATAACTTATTTTTCTTCCTGAATCTAATAGAGTATCCGAAAAGATATCTTGAATGTCATTAAATAAGAAGTTGGCAGAAACAGAAGTAAATTGACCTGTTGCCGGATTTTTTCCATCCAAATCTATTTTGATATCTTTTATACCACATGCCGAACCTCTAAATCCTCTATCGGCTGTTATTTGTTCAATATTTGTAAGATCAGTATAATTTTTGAATACAAATTCTTGGTCTTCTGCCGAGTTTGTTTTACCATCAACAAAAAATTGTTTATAAAATTGAATATTAGGAACAATTCTGGCTTGCTGTGAAGGAGTTATTGATAGAAACTCTTCAAAACCATCCGAAAAGCAAGTTTCGTTGATAAATTGTTCGTTTGATTTTCCTTCTAATATGGTTACTTCTTCTTGATTTAAAGTTAATTCTGGGAGTTTATTATAGTTTGCTACAATAAAATCAACCAAATAGGATTGTTCATTCTGGAGATAGAGCAATCTTCCTTCGTCGGTTGAAGTTTGGTTGGCGACTTCTTGAAATTTATTTTGTTCTTCAACCTGTTGCTTTCTTGCGTCTGATTCCCGAAAAATCTCTTCAGCAGTTTTTGGTCTTGATTTTTCAAGAATTTCATCAATGGTTGCCATAGGTTACAATCCTACAAAATTGATAAATTTTTCCAATGGAAGCGGAATATAAACAACATCTCCCGGTTCAAAATCACTTTCCAAATATTTCATGTTGTAGAATGCAATAATCCACCAAAATTTGGAATCTTTATAATATTTTTGAGCCAATTTAGAAAACTTATCAGAAGTTGACCAAATATGAGGCAAAGTTGTTAATTGTTGAATTTGTTGAACGGTTGGATACTTGAAATTCTGAAAATCAATGCCTTTTATGAAGTTTAAATTCTTATTTTGAATATATTCTTCATATGCCGGATTTGAAAGAATGAATTGTTTGCTTGTATTATATCTTGAATAACTCATTATCTACTCTCGCTAAACGCTAAATTTTCATTTGCGTTTTTGATGCTCATTAGTTCTTGATCTGGTGGCCCCTCAATGCTTTGATTTTGTTCAAAACTTTTATTGAATTCTGTAGATTGAACATTGAGAATATTGCTTTCGATTTCTCCCGAAGGAATATTATATGGATAACTTGAACCAGCTTCTTTATCAGAAAGTTTTGCAGAATACCAACCAATTTTCTTTTCGTGAAGAACCGTAAATCCAATGTTTACTTGAACATCAGAAAATAACAGTATATCATTATTGTTATCAAAAATCTGCATTGTATCTTTTGTTCCGAATGGAGTTGTATGAGAAAAACTCGTAATATACCCACGAAGACCAGTTCCAACTGTTTGGGAGGAAGCAATAACATTCATAAACTTGATTTCGAAGAATGGCGGACTTTGAATTACCGAAGGAGCAATAGAACTATTTGACGTTTCTTTATATTTTGGATAAAGATATTGAATTAGGCTCGAAAGATATCCCAAGTTTGTTTTTGCAATATCAGCATCTTCTGAAATGATTCTAAATCCTAAATTAAGTTTTCTTCCTGTTCCCGAATAAGTTGAAACAGGGTCCATACGACCATAGACTTCTTCTTCTTTCCATTTTGTTTCAAAATTATCTTTAAATTCTGTAACAATCGCTGGAAAGTGCAATTCACGAGGACCAACATAATCCAAGTGAAGTGCTTTTATTGAAATTCTAGTTTTTTGGTCTTTTGTTGCAACGGGCATTCTTTATTACCTTTTATCGTATCACGATGTTCATGTTGTCTTCTAAATATTCCGCCGCTATTGTTTTTGTGTATTTAGCAAGAACATCTTGGTCTAATTTAAGTGTAACATTGAGATTAATATTTTTGGCTCCCGAATTCGATATACTTGTCTTTGAAGAAGAGTTGGAAAATGCTTCAACAATCTTATTTGTATTTGAATTGTTTATTACGGAAGAATTTCCTGGTAATGATACAATTTCTGGGCCTTTTTCCCCAACAATTGACAAGCCAGAAGGTGAAGAATCCGTACCTTCTGCAAAACCTCTGGTTGGTTCGAATATGTTGGTAATTCCGCCCAATACTCCTCCAACCAAAGCCCCCCAAGGTCCAAAAGAAGCACCAGCAATTGCTCCGCCAGCAATATCTGAAAACACATCACCAGCACTTCCTGGCTCATCATTTCCGTATGTTGTTAATGCAAGACCACCAGCAATAAGTCCTAACTTACCAGCAAGTTTAGCACCCGAAGCTAAACTAGAAACCCAACCATTTGTTGCAACAGTTAATTTCATTATACTTCCTAAAATACCACCAGCACCAAAAATTGTGGAAGCTGCCGAAAGACCTTGAAGAATTTGCATAGCCAATACTATTTCTCCACGCCATCCAGTCATAAACTCAATAGATTTTGCTAAAGAATCATTTAATTTTGTAATTCCGGCAGCTTCTTCTAAAACAGCCTTTGTTGCCTGATCTGTTGTGGCATTATTTTTTGCTATTTTTTCAATATCTAATGCAGCAGATTTTTCATCTAATGCTTGTGTTACCGAATTAATTCCTGAAACTTGATTCTTGAATAATTTGGAAGTTTCATCAACATTTTTACCCAATATTTCCGCAAATGCTATTTTACCATAACGACCCATCGAATCAAAACTTTGTCCACTTTCGTTTAGAGCATCTGTTAGAAGTTTTATTCTTTCTGCTGGGGTGTTAGCATTAATCAAATCCATTGTATTAAGAAACGGACCTTTTAGAAAGGTGTTCAACATTCCAACTTTATCAGCAGCACCTTCGAAAGTATCAAATCCTTCTGAAATATTCAATAAAGTATTCATTTCGAGGCCAGTTTTTTTAACAATTACTTCCATTTCCTTGAAAACTTTAATCATTTCCGGTGCCGAATATCTTGCAAGGTGTCCCATATTGCTTGACAAATCAGAAACTACTTTATTTGTATCTCTTCCAAGTACAATTGAAAATTTAGTAATATCTTTCGTTGCTTCCGAAACTTTTTGGGAATTAAGACCATAAACTTTATTCAAATCGTTCATGGCTTTGACGTTTGTGGTTTCTTGAACGCCAAGTCTCTTTAAAATAGAAGTTGTTTCAGCCAATTCTTTTTGAGTATCTTGATTTGATTCCGAAAAAATGTTCATTTCAGAATAAAGAGATTTTATAGAACTCAAAGCTTCTTCTGAAGTAATTGAAAGCTTTTGAAGACTAGAAACGGTATCATTTGTTAAGGATTGGTATTCCGCTCTTTGCATTCCCGTTTCTTGGAACATTCTTTGTTGATTGTTATAATAATCAAGATTTAGTCTTATAGAATTAGCAAGAAGTTCTTCGCCTTTATGCTGAAACGAAAGCATTAGATTCGGAAGTGTTAAAAATTGTTTTGTTAATTTTTCGGCAATTGACGGAAATATTCTTCCTGCATTTTGATCTCCTTGTGCCAATTTAGCAAGGAAAAAAGCCATACCAGAACCCATTGTATCAACATGTCCATTAATACCAAAAAAACTTCTTGCAATATGTTGTGAGACACCTTCTACTTTTTCTTCTAATTTTAAGATTCTAGCTTTAGCCGTTTCTTGGTTGTGAAGTTCAATCCCTTGTTTTCTTAATTCCTCTAAAAGTTTTTGATTTAATTCAACAGCTTTATCTGAAAATTCAGCAATTTTTTTGTGAATTTTTTCTTGATCTGCTAATATTTTTAATTTTTCTTCTTGAATATCAGAAGTTTTACCAAGAGTTTTTACATCCTCATCGGTTATAGCCTTAATTCTGACAAGGTGAGCTAATTGTTGTGCTTGAAATGTATGTTTCGCTTTAGCTTGAGCCGCAATTGTCTCATGTAATTGTTTTTCTCGTCTTACTTCGTCAGTAATTCTATGATAAGCTTTAGAAAGTTCTTGAATTTCTGCATATTGACGTTCGGTTGTAGATAAAATCTTTTCCTGAACACCCAACCATACATCTGTTGCGTCTTTGATAAATTTAGGATCAAATGCAGCCCGCAAATTATCCATTATTTCTTTGGTAGATTTAGAAGTTATTGCCAAATCTTCTTTCAAAGACTTGACAATATTAGCCATTCTTTCATCAACTACTAATTTTGCGGAATCGTCATTTCTAGCCATCTATTAATAATCCTTTATATTAACGAATAGGCCAAGGAATGCCTGTTTCTCGTTCAAAATCGTAAATAGCTTTTTCTAATCGAAATTTATTTTGAATTACTTCGGGATCATTTAATTTGAGTCTTAGATATGAATCAATATATCTCTTTTCTGAAGCCAATGTTTTAACCAGTCTTTGAACATCAGTTGGATGACCCTTAAAAGAGATATTGGGAATATCAAATCCAAACATACGTTTGATAGCAAGCTCTATAACAGAACCAAACATAGTCAAAAAGGATTCATTTATTAATGTTTTTTCTCTTGGGAGTTCAACCACCATATATTCATTTTCTTCCATTATTAATCCTTCTTTTCTAGTGTTTTATGTAGTTCTTCCATGTAATTATTCGCTTGTTCTAGAAAGAATTTACGAAGTCCAATTGGAAGAGAATAAACCTCCGAAAAACTATTAAATGGCTTATAAAATGAAATAGTTAAATTAGGTGATTCTTTAGAGCCGGATCTAATTGGTATTGAAAAACCTGAAACAAGTGTGAATAATTGCTTATAAACTTGTTCCATGTATTTGTTAGTCAAACCAAAAAAACTTGTATGTTATTTGTACCTCCGTTTTTTCAGTGTGTTTACAACCTGAACATACAAAGTCGGAATGCTTATCAACTCTTGGACTCAAATCATTATAAATTTTCATAATAAAACGAACATCATAACCTTTTAGTTTATTAATTGTATCCAATATAACTTCTTTATTGGTATTTCCATCTATTGAAACAATCATTTTTGATAATTGATTGAATTTAGGTGTTGGTTCCAAGTTTTTTTCTTTTTGCGATTTAGTTATCTCATCAACTTCCAACAATTCTTTGGAATTTAGCAATTTAAATTCAATTAAAGTATTGCTGTGCTTGATTAATAGGTGAAATGTTCCGTTTTCGGATTCTTCAACAGCTTCTTGCCAAGTTTCCAAACCTTTTGTGTGATTAATAGAAGTAAACTTTGAAAGATCAAACGAAAAATCTTGTTTCTTTTCGCATTTTGGGCAAATGAGGTTGCTAACGGCATATTCTGGGCCGTAGCCATCAATACGAGCCGCGATTAAGATTGCTTCTTGATCTCCAGGCAACAATTCTTCTCTTTTTATAGATTTATCAACAATAATGGAATCAAGAAGTTTATCAAAAACAACTCCACGCTTGATGTAGTCCATATTTGAAAGAATATCTTCTTCCTTGGTTGTTAGGTCTTTAATCTCGATCGTTTTTTTGTTGTACAATGAAGAATTTTTGGGATAACACAAACCTTCCGAGGGTAGGTCCACATATTGGGTTGACCTTGGAAAATTTAGGTTGTTATTAGCTAAAATTTGACCTTCCTGAGCATCCTGAACAGGTGCCGAAAGTCTGCTTTGATTGTTCCGTGACATTTGAGCCTCTTATTGTTATTTAAATGTTGTAAAAGTAGCGTAATCGTATTTTAAAGTTAATGTTATTTTATTGATTTCGTCTTTTTCATAACTTGCATCGCCAAACTCAACATCAACTAAACTCGTGTTGAATAATTTCCATTCTTCAATCGGTTTTCCTTCGGCATTTATTTGTTGAAACTTAATAATACCAAAAGTCAAATTCATATCTGTTTTTGTTATTGAAGAATTTGGTTCAAAACCACCTGGGCGGAAATTGGGAAAATCCGGATCTTCTCCGACAGAACTACCGTATTTATCTCTTTCAATAACAGGTTGCGGAAATCCATCAGAAGGCCATTTTGCGCCTATTTGTGGTATTTTTTGCATTAATATTTTTGTAGCATTATATTTTACAGGAATATCTTTAGAATGCTCAACATCTGTTATTGTGCAACTTGTTTCTTTCCAAGATAATACATTTGGTTTATAATAAACGTCATTTACTATCTGATATTCTGAGTGTGAGATTGAGAAGGACGGTTTTTTGAAACTTGAGATAAGAAAAGGATCAAAATCCTTTAGATAAAGGAGCCAACGGTTAGAACGCTTTGGTTCAATATCTTTTTGGCTCCAAAACGGCATTTATTTTCCTTAATTGGCTCCCGAAAGTTTACTTCCGTTAAGCATGGCGTAATCATATTTGAGAGACATTGAAATTGTCACAAGGTCACCATCACCATCATAATTTAGATCACCAAAGTCAACTTTGGTAATGAAAGGGTTATGAAGAGTCCAAATTTCCAACGGATTTCCTTCGGAATCAACTTGATGAATGGCAAATCCGCCAATTGCCTCAACTGATTTCTTTTTCGTTAAAAATGTAATAGCATTTTGAAACGAAGTAGGAGTTTTATAACCAGAATCATAAAGTTTGTTGACAAACGCTTTTGCAGCGTCTTTGTCTTTAATGCCAGGATCAACAACAGTAAATGTAACTTCGTCCCATTTTACCTTACCAGGCCAGTTAAAAACATGTTGAGCAAAAGAATGTTCAACAGAACTAACCGTAAAAGAAGGTTTTTTGACATCTTTTATTGAATAAGGTTCAGCAAGATTTGTATAAAGTAGCCAACGATTTTTTCGCTTCGGTTCTACATCTTTATCACTCCAAAATGCCATTTTATATTCCCTTTTCTTCTTTAATCTTGTTTATAAATAGAACCAAGTCAATTAATCGTCGAATCCTGCACCGTTGTTTGTTAACTCAACATCAATAGCGAAGAATTCGGCAGATTTAGTAGGCCAAATAGCGAGTTTCGCATAGATGATGTTGCGATCAACAAGGTCAGGAGTTGTAGTCGTTTCATCAAGAATAAGCTTATATCCTTCAATACCTAGACCAGCTTTGACAGAAAGAAGGTAAGGTTCCGCTTGTCCCGTGAATCGTGCCCAAGTTTGTTGAACGTTTGGTTCAAATAGAAGTGTAGCAGCAAATCTGGAGATTTGTTTCTTGACGGCATTTGTAAGCATTCGAACATTAACACGATCAAGAGCAGAAGCCGTAGCTTTTACAGTTTTTTGACCATAAACAACAATACCTTCAGCCGGGAATGAAGCAATCGGGTTAATTCGAGCATCATAGAGTTTATCCCGCTCCGTTTTCGTTAGTTTCTGACGAACAGAAGTAACGGGAATTCCACCTGCACCATTCGTTAGGCCACCACGAGTAAATCCGGCAGGAGCAAACCATACTTGAGCAACTTTTTTGGTATAACCAAATGCACCAAGAACAGGAACAGTCGGAGGAACCCAAAGAGTAGCACCAGAATTCGTATCTTTTGTTTGAACCCAATTGTAGTAGAATGCACCATACGAACTGTTTAGTCCATAACTACGAAGGTTTGAAACAGCCGTTGATACAACGCCTAAACGATCCGAAATAGCATCTGTTGATTCGGTTTCTGGTTCATAGTCTCCAGCCAAATCACAAATTGCAAGAGCATCAGAACGTTGTTCACACATATCAATAAGAGAAGTCTGTAGACCAGAGTTTGTGATTCCCGGCATACAAGCAAGACTGAATTCGACAACTTCCGGATCTCGTAAACAATCAATCGCAACTTTTACGCTATTGAAAGCATAAGAAGTTAACTCGGTTTTACCAGAAAGAAGCGTATTACGGAATGGTTCTTTTTCTTTGATATCTAGTCCATCGAAACCACCGTAGAATACCGTAGTAAATCTATCAACTCCAAGAGTCTCTAAAATGTTGTTATATGAGTTTGTACCACGATATGAAGTACCGGCCGCTCGTGAACCCGAAGACCATGTTGCAACACCAGAACTTGAAGAAACATCATCAAGTGAGAATACGCAACTATATTCAGTATTTGTTCCCGTATCGAAGTCACTAATCGAAGCAGGTTTAATTCGAAGGGAATCTTTTACGCTTTCATTAAGTTTGCTGCTGTTGAAAGAAGTATCAATACCAAAATAAGCTTTTTTCTTATCTGTGATATTGCCTTCGGAAGCAGAAAGACGTAGACGAAGTGCCGGGAATTGGAATGCAATATTGCCCGCACCACCCGAAATGAATGTTGAAACCGTATTACCATAAACGTCAATACCGCCAGAAACAAACGAAGAACCGGCAGAAGTATCTGTAAATGATTTGAAGCGAACCGGACCAAGGAAGCCGAAAGGAAGATATTCGGTATTTACTGAACCAGCAGCAACATCAGAATTCATTTCAACACGAATGAATCGTGAACGATTTTCGTAATCGCCATATTCTACATAACGACGTTCAGTATCAGACCAAACTTCATAACGATCACCAATTTTCTTGGCAATATAGTTTTCGCTGAAAGGATTAAGGTTACAGTTATTGAATTGTTCAACAACTTCTACTTTATTATCCGTATCAGAAAGCTTACGAACAACAACAGAGAATGTACCGTAAACGTTCGTGGTATCTGTAGGGCGTTTAATATCCGTAATAGATACTTTGAGATTTTTTTGTAGCCATTCACCACTATTACGACCAACAAGACGGAATAATTTTTGTTGACTTGAAGCAACATATGAACCAGTATTACTTGTTAGGTCTTGACCAATAAACCAACCAGTTTTTGCTTCTTGGTATGATTTACGGAAATTCGCACCAGAAACACTACCAGATTTGAGAGGCATAAGTACGCCAACCAAATACGAAGCTGAAGCAAGGTTCGAAAGGTTGCCTTCGTAAGTTTCACCAAGCCAATAAGGAGTTGTAGTAGTCGTTACCGTTGAATTACAAAGAACAGGATTCGTATTGAACACTTTACGAATGAAATATTCGGAAGTAGGAGAAAAGTCGAATTTGGAATCAATAACAACACCAGTTGAAGCCGAAACTACAAGCTTGAATTCGGGAGCAGTATAATCACCACCAGTATTTAGGAAATATTTGCAAGTTGCAGGAGCAGAAGCAGTTCCGTTTGCGTGAGTTCCCGAAAGACCAATTGAGCATGAAGAATCTAGGTAAAATACGGCAGCTAGTGTACCAGTTACGCCACTACCAGAAGGAGCGATAAACAAACCATATGCACCACCGTTTGAGTTTACAGAAGCAGTTACAGTAGTTGTAGTTGTTTGCCAGCCAGCTTCACCTTGAGCAGTCGCATTGTCATTATCTTGTCCAAGTAAACGTACGAATGTTACAGGAGAAGCACTCTTTAGATATGCTTGAGCAGCATAAGCACCATAAGTCGGTCCTAGATAGTTTCCATCTCGGAAAACGTCACCACCTTGATTACCAGCAATTGGATAACCAAAGGTTTCGACAAATTCAGAAAATGAATTTACTTTTACCGGACGAAGGGCAGGGCCTCGTTCTGAACGACCAATGATTACGGGACCAAGATCGTTTGAGTTGCTATTGACTCCGGTATTATCGGTTTCTTGTACGAATACACCAGGCGAAACGAACTTAAATTTGTTTGCTGACATTAT